AAAAATTAATTATAATGAAAGATAAAGCCTATATATTAGATTTCAATCTATTATCAGAGCAAAACCTTTCTGTAGAAGAGTTTATAATGTTAGCTCGTTTAAGTAATAATGAGCTAACAGAACTTAATGAAATCATTCTAAATAGTTTAGAAGATAAGCAATTTGTAAAGATAAATAGAAATAATAACAATGAAATAACATTAAGAGAAAAATCTAATTTGCTAATTAATTTTGTATCTATAGAAAGTTTACATTCCATTGCTTCTAAAAAGACTGTAAAAAGATCTGATAGAGCTATTCAAGCAGGGATGACTGAATTTGTAAAGGAATACAGAACATTATGGAAAGGATTAAAACCTGGTTCTATGGGTTCAGAAGGAACTTGTACTGATAAATTAATAAAATGGATGAAACTTAATCCGTCTTATTCTAAAGAAGATATAATAAAAGCTGCTAAGATATACTTAAAAACGGTAGATAATTACCAGTACCTTCAGCAAGCTGACTATTTTATATTTAAGAAAGACGCATTTGGAGAATCTAGTCGATTATCATCATTTATTGATGAAATAGACATTAAAATAGTTGAAGACAACTGGACAACACGATTAAACTAAAACAAAACAAAGTTAAAGATGGAAAAAATTTATATCAAAGAAAGTGATATTCCAATTACAAAATACCGCAAAGATCTTATTAAAAGACTTATTATGCAAAAAGGTGTTATAACCTATAGTGATCCAGAATGTACAGTAGTGCAATGTGATGTTAAAGCTGCTTATAGAAGTATAAGCGAATTACATGCTATTGTAACTACTAGATTTAAATTTACATCGCTACAAGCTTTGGTCAAAATTATTAAAGATGTAATCACTGAAGAAAAGTGTATTGCATTAGTTTGGTGTACACAAATTAACAAAGTCGTAGTTAAGTACATGAAGAACGTTCATGCCGATTATATAACAACATACAGCAAAGATAGATACTACAAAACAAAAGGTGTAGATGGATTTTCTTTAGAGGATTACGAGAATATCTAAAAAAGCTTATGAGTTTATTTGAAGATAGTTTATTTTCAAGAACATTACATTCGATTGAAAAAAAACGCCAAAGGTTATTAGATGGTAAAATCAATTCAATCCCATGGGGTTTGCCTCGGTTCGAGGTAGAATCACCTGGTATAGAACAAGGTAAATACTATTTAATAACTGCTAATAGTAAAGTTGGTAAGACTCAAATAGCTGATCATTTATTCCTATATAACTCTGTAAAACAGATGATGGATAATGATCTAGATATACGTCTAAAGATTTTCTATTTTAGCTTGGAGATGTCTTCGGAGGAAAAAATGCTAGCATGTTTCGCAAATATTTTATACACCAAAGAAGGTATTAGGGTTAGTCCTACAGATCTTAAATCAACTCGTGCAACAAAAATGCTAGATGAGAGTGTGATTGAAACGATTAAAAAGTATGAACCTTATTTTAAGAAAATTGAAGAGGTTGTAGAGTTTATTGATTCAGTAAGGCATCCGTTTGGAATTTATAATTTAGTTAGGAAATATGCTCTCGCTAATGGTGTAGTATACAACAAACAAATTATAATAGAAGGTGAAGTTACAGAAGTTGAAGACTATTACACTGCTAATGATCCAGATGAATATGTAATGGTACTAGTTGATCACATATCGTTAATCTCACCAGAGAGACGTGGTGATAGAACTTACAATTTACATGAAAGTATATCAATACTATCATCGGATTATTTGTTAAAACTTAGAAATAGGTTTAACTATATTCCTGTAGTTATCCAACAACAGGCTCAAGCTCAAGAAAGCATTGAGAATAAAAAAATGAATAAATTGAAGCCATCTATGGATGGTTTAGGTGATAATAAACTTACTCAACGAGATGCTAATGTAATCTTAGGACTTTTTAGTCCATTTAGACATGAAATGCCTGACTATTTTGGTTATGATATTCAAAAGTTTAAAGATAATATTAGATTCTTAGAGATACTTGGTGGTCGAGACGGTGGTGCAGGTACAACTTGCCCTCTATACTTTGACGGAGCAGTTAACTATTTTAGAGAGCTGCCTCTTCCTGATGATCATGCCACCATGAAAAAAGTGTATACGTTATTGCAAAATAAATAATATAAATTTAAAGTGGAGGTATAGGTCGGATGAAGATGAGATGATAAAGTTACCTACAGAGAAAATAAAAGCAGTTAGAATCAATCCAAGAAAAATTATTTTATTTGGAAAACCTAAAATTGGAAAGTCAACAGCATTGAGTAACCTTGATGGATGTTTGATTTTAGATTTAGAAGGTGGTACAGATTATTTAGATGCTCTAAAGATTGATATTTTACAAGAATCTAAGAACCAAGGTATTCCACCAATCGGCATTCTTAAGCAGGTTATTAACCAGATTAAAGAAGCTAATGCTGCAAAAGGTGGATATGTTTACAAATACGGCGCTATCGATACAATTAGTGTATTAGAAGATATGGTTATGCCAATCGCTTTATCATTGTACAAATCCACTACTCAGGGTAGAAACTTCCAAGGAGAGAACGTACTAGATTTACCTAACGGAGCTGGTTATCAGTACACTCGATCCGCTTTATGGATGGTATTAGAAGAACTAGAACAATGTTTTGAAACATTAATAATACTTGCTCATTTGAAAGACAAAATGCTTGAGAAAGAAGGTAAAGAAATGACTGAGCGCGGAATTGACCTTATAGGTAAATCAGCAGCTATTCTATCAGCAAACGTCGATGCAATTGGGTATATGTATAGAGATGACAATGAGACCATTGTGAATTTTAAACCCTCTGAATCAGTTACATGTGGATCTAGATGTGATCATTTAAAAGACCAGAAAATAGCCTTAATAACTTCTAACGAAGCAGGTGAAATTACGGTTGATTGGTCAAAAATCTTTATCAAATAATAGTTATACTTCTACAAAAAAGTAATAAACAATTTCTAAACAATAATATCAAAAAATATATACTATGTTCAATTTAAACGGAGAAGAATTCAAATCACAAACAGTAGCAATTTTTAACAACGGAGAAGCTGGTAAAGTGGATAACGTAAACATTAACGTGGCTAAAAAGACAGTTGAAGATCCAGACAATGCTCCAGATTATAAAATTACTTTTACAAACGGAACAGGTAGTGTCAATATGGGTATTTACTATCCTACTGAAGAATCTACACCTGGTCAAACTAAACTTACTGTAAGTAAAGGTTTGTCAATTGCACGTGCTGTTATGGGTGAAGATTATGAATTTCCAGAAGTAGGTTCCGCAAAAGAAGCCATTGATGTATGTATGAAACTAGTTAATAAAAATCAAGACAAAGCCTTAGTTACAGTTTTAGTAACTTACGGTACACAAGGTAGCCCTAAGAACTACTTAGGTGTTTACAAAAACTTTGATTTTATTGAAAAAACTGGTACTACACCATCTAAATTGAAGATTACACGTAATCCAAGTAAGCCTCAGTACGATGATTTAACTGAACGCATTTTAGCAGACGCACCTAGTGCACCTGTTGCAACTGGTTCAACTGCATCATCTGAGTTGTGGAACTAATATTATATATTATAGTAGGTAAGCTAACCCTTTAATACTATAATATGGGACAAGATTGTTTAATGGTAGACATCCTCTGGTAACGGGGGAGATAGTGGGGTTCAAATCCCCACCTTGTTACAAACTTAAAAAAATAATTATGGAAAATGAATTTATACCTTATGAAGAAGCTTTAGCTTTAAAAGAATTGGGTTTTAATGAGCCTTGTTTTGCTTGCTATGATGAGCTTAAAGAAAATAAACTTTCTTTAAGTACAATTTATTCATTTGCCCCTAAAAATGCAACTAATTCAAATTTTAAATTTAATACTTATGCACCACTTTTCCAACAAGCTTTTAATTGGTTACAAAACAACTTAGAAGTTGACGTTAGTATTACTATGTGGCAAGACGGTTCTGGAAATCTTAATGAATTACATCATGATGAAGACATATTTACGTTTGAAAACAGATTAGAATGCCTTAAACAATTATTAACTTTAATTAAAAACAAATGAAAAATTTAAAAGTAGTAAAAATTAATTCTGACTCTTTAGAATTTAATAATGGTGTTGTATTAACATCTGACCATGAACAAGAATGTTGCGAAAGTCATTATTTATCTTTATCAGATTTAACTTTAAATGATTTTGATGAATTGGAATTTGATTTAACATCTGACGATTTCTTTGAAAGAATTGAAGATTACGGTATAGCTTTAAAACCAATAATAGGACATCTTGTAAGAATACCTGGTTATGGTTCAAATAATGGCTACTATTCTTCAAACTTAAGTTTAATAATTACAGATGTCGATGGTAAAAAACCTTATAAAGAGTTTAATATTACGGAGTGCCAAAAAGAAACTTACTAATTAAAAATTAATAAAAACAATGAGTTTCAACTTAAACAAAAAGATGGTTACTAAAGAATCTCTATTACAGCAGATTTCTGATATGGATGTCTTTAACATGTATTTAGATGAACCGCTATCATTAA